TCTGCGGCATTCTTGTTTGCTTCAAACGCAGCAGTTGACTCGATACCTGCGATGGCGGCTCCAAGTTCTTTGGCCGAATCAGCAGATCGCTGTGCCGTTCGCTCGTACAACTCAGTGTCGTTGGTCAGCAAGTTCAAGACACCGAGGTTGCCCCGGATCGTATTGAACAGTCGAGCCAGTCCGTCTTCGCTGCCGCCGACTTCCTTCCGCAGAACGTCAAGGGCTCCGACCAATCCAAGTCGGTCGCCGTCCGCACCAATCCGGTTGGACAGTTCCTCGAAACCAGACACGCCCAACTCTTGGTAGACTTTCTTCAACGCATCGGTTGGCTTGATGAGTTTGTTGAAGACGTTACGAAGCTGAGTGGATGCTACGTTCGCCTTGGTACCGGTCAACGTGATCGTTGCCAGTCCGTCCGTCAACTCTTTGAAGTTGACTCCCAACTCACCTGCGAGCGGAGACAGTGTACCAAGCGAAGACTCCAAGTCAGCCAGTGTGATACGACCAGCATTGATCGTACCGAAGAACTGACCGGAGATACTCTCGACGCCTTCTGCTTCTCTGCCGAATGTTTTGTAGACCGAGGACAGTGCGTTCACCGCTTGCGGGAGCGTACCGCCAGTGACCTGAGCAAGTTCCTTAGCGTCCTTACGCAGAATGTCGAACGTCTCGCTGGTTGTTCCGATGTCGTTCTGCAACGCCTCGAACGCAGCCTCGCCGACTTCCTCAAGTGGTCGTCCCAACTCTTGAGCCAGCTTCTCGATCTCGTCACGCAGGCCAGAGAACCCTAGATCGGATTCGTCGATCGCGGCGATACGAGCGAGTTGCTCTTGGAACTCAGCAGCAGCGTCAGCCGCCTCAAAGAATCCCTGAGTGATGTTGCTGATCGCAGAGAAGATGATCTGCGACTCGATGATTCGTCCCACGTCTTTGTACGAGAGACCGATCGCGTTGATGCTCTTGCCTGCTTTCTTGGCAGCACCGTCAACGTCTGCTAGAGCCTTCTTCCCCCTTCGGCCCATGTTCTCGATCTGGTTCGTCGTGTCCTTGATTCCCTTACCGCCGAAACTTTTGTCGGCAGTAGTCTGGAAACCCAGCATTGCCTTTTCGGTCTGGTCGAGAGCAGTGTCCAGACGACCAAGTTCACCGATGGCTTGACCAGCGGTTACGGTGATTACACTGTTGAACTCAGCCATTATGTGATCCTACGTTTGACAAACAGTTTCGCGAACAAGGGCAGATCGTTCAGTCTTCGATCGATGACTGCCTTAGCGGCTGCGTCACCAGCTTGACGAAACTTGTATGGGGTTGGTGTGATAAGAGATCCCCTCAGTCCTTCGGTTCGGGGTTTCACGTTCTTGGTCTCATTCGCGATGAGATACTGTAACGTGGATTCGTAGTAGAAGTCCCAAACCGCTCGCTTCGGGTTTCGGATACCACCACTACTGTAGAGCCGACCAAGTCCGATACGGTTGGGTGCCGTTGACTTCGGAGAGATTGGTACGGGTACGTTGACAGCTTGTGCCAACTGTTGCAGAGTCGCACGAGACGCTCCCGACCAAGTCGGGATGATTTCCAGTGCCGCCTTCACCCAAGCACGTGCTGCTTCCTCAATCGTTTCCTTCACGTACTGGTCAATGCCGGGCACGATGAATCGTGCCAGTTTAGGCAATTCCATTTTTGCGTTGGACTTGATTGACATTGTAGCAGGACCGTTGGTGGAAGGCGATAATCTTTGCCTGCACAGTGACAGGACAATCATCGAAGGAAGGTTTCACACCCGGTGGCAATACGCCAAGCCGTTCACAGGCTTCCCATACTGCAAACTCGCCGGTTACGTGGGGCGGCCAGAGGACTCTTCCGCTTCCTGCCCCTGACCAAGTAGAAAAGCCTCGCGGGCTTCCTTCAACTTCGCTTCGTTCAGAGAGTTGGCGTCAAGCACGAGTGCTTGAATACGGTTGACTTCAACGTCTGAGAGACCAGCCGAGATTAGTTCGGTGGTCCACTTTGACCACGTCGAAGGTTTCTTGATGCTGACTTCGTCCCACTCGATGTTGGAAGGTTCGAGTGACTTCACGCAGATGTATGCGTAACGCTTCTCGCTCCAACCCTCAAGCGACTTGATGAAGTCGTCACTCAGGTGTTCCTCTTTGCGACCACCCGCCATCGTGCGGATCGGTGCTTTGGGTTTCGGACATACTTCCTCGAAGTATTCCATCGACTCTACTGCGGATGCCTTGAAGACAAGGTCGCCGTTGATTCGGGGTAGTACGAGAACTTCCTCGCACTTGGTAACTGGGACGCCACCGATTTTCATACTATCGCTCCACGTGATAGAAAGGTAAAGAAGGGCGGCAGCACGTTACTGCCGCCCGTTATGCAGAAGGCTATGGATTACGCACAGTCTTCGTTGGTAGATCGGACGGTCAACGCGTCAGTCGCGTTGCACTGTCCACTCACGCTGATCGCAGCGTCGTTGACCGAGTAGTCGAGTGACTCGAAACGGAAGTCGGGGAGAGTGATCTCCTGATCTTCGTCCGCTCCACAAGGCACGCAGTGTTGAACGACAACGTCAACGGCGTACGGGGCACACGGGTCAGCGTCGCTCGACACCCATTCGCTTGCCAGTCCGGTACGCTTGATGGCGTCAACCGGAGTTGGGGCGGCTGCGGAAGTCGAAGCAGTCACGTACTCAAACGTGAAAGCAATGTCAACCGACATCGGCTGGTCTTGTCCCTGACGGACAGTGTCCAGAAGGTCGCGGTCGCGGTCATAGATGTACTCGCGAGTTTCCGACCAACTGATTTCGCCTTCACCGACTTGGATCTCAAGTCGCTGTGGCAACCAAGTGATGTCAGCCAAGTCAGACTCGGCGGCAGTCACGGCAGGTTCGATCGTAACCGAAGTCGTGGTGCCAGTCGAAGGCGTACGAGCCGAAACGGTGTACGTCTGGTCGTCGGTAGGAAGACGCAGGCGAGCCCCGATCGGAACTTGGTCAGTCGTTTCGGTGTTCAGATTCGCTTGCGTAGCGAACGTGATGGTGGTTTCGCCACCGCTCAGAGCAGGAGACTGTTGGTTGTCGGTCGCAATAGCGGCGTCGTTAGCTGCAAGTCCGTCTTGCAAGAAAAGTTTGGTGTCTCGAAGTTGGATACGAGCCATTTTGAAAATCCTCTAAAGGAGTGTTGTTCACGTGAAAATTGTTTGCACAATACCCCGGATCGCCGGGTCGGACGCTACGCGTCAAGGCAAATCTCGTACTTTGAAATGACTGCCGCTTGGTACCCTTCGGTATCCTTGTCGAACTTTCCAAAATGCACAATTCTCAGAAAGTCGTCACGGGAATCAATGTCAATGTCGAGACAACCAACTTGCTCGTCGCCGTCACCGTACGCAAGTACGGGGATCGGACCTGACAATGCGGATGCGATGGAGCCCATCCTGTTGTGTAACTGGAACCGGTTTTCGGACGAGTTATACAGATCGGTCACCATCATCATCACCTCGAACTTGTATCGGTCTACCGCACTACCGGGACGATACCAAGGTCCAGTGATTCGCAACACTGCCGAATCTGTGCTGAACCATTCGGGTGATTCAACATCGACGCCTTCAACGAAGAACGTCATGTTGAGTGTGTCTCTGATTAAGACTCGCAAATGTTCTGCGGTCGAGGCGACTACCCACTTTCCAATGTTAGGTTCCATGAGTGCCCTTCGTTTCGACAGCGGAGAGGATTACGCCACCGTCAAATGACTGCACGCTTTTCACGTCGTAGACTTTTGATCGGTGCGTGACGGTCTGAGTGTTCTCAAACTCGCCCCAGTTGCGAATATCATTTTCGTAGATCAAGAACATCGTCTCTTCAATGCTCTGACCCGCCCCACCTTGCCAAGCGTACTGCCTGATGGCTTGCATCATTGACGGGGTATACAAGACCCTGCTTTGGCGTGTGGGAGGAACGTAGACTACGTTCCGGATTGTTTTTGTTTCAAGGGAGCGGCTCAAGTCACCGGTCGTGTAATCGACCGATGAACTCGATACCTTGCTCAGTGTAACTTGCTCACCGTATCGGCGAGTGAAGTTATAGAAGACCTGACGCTGCGAGCGAGTTACGTTAGGATTACTTGTTGGCTCCACGTTGTTCTCGCAAGAGTTGTTTTAGGTCTTTCAGTTCATCGCGAATATCGTTCAGCGTTTGCAGGATCATGTTGCGATCTTCTGCGTACGGTGACTTATCCTCGATCATTTCCGTTACGTCTGCTTTGGTGGGTCGGGCGTAAACTGCCGCGACTGCCCAAGCATTGAATCCGATTGCTCCGGAGAGCAGTGTGCTGAGTAAAACTACTCCGTACTTGCTCGGGAGACGGATCGAATCGTCTCTTTGTTTCGGTGGCATGGCTCAATCCTTTGTAAAGAAAAGGGGCAGGCAGGAGGTTTCCTACCTGCCCCTTATTTCCGGTTCCGGAAAACTTACGTTTTCTGGAAAATCAGATTAGCCATTGACGACGCAAGCGAGGCGAGCGTCAAGGATGGCAACGCCGCACAACAGGTCGAAGGTCACTCGCGTGCCTTGCGACTTGGAGTCGTACTGCATCGTCACTCGCATCGACAGTCCGTCGAAGCTGGTGACAGCACTGCGGGCACCCATCTGGTTGCCAACGGTAGCCAGAGGACGGCTGACCAACGCGATTGCTTCGCGGGTGAATGCCAAGCTGTGCGATCCAGCAGGACCGGGGCTGACAACGTCGTTGTCGGCGGAAGAGGCGTCCAGAGGACGATCCAGCAACAGGTCGGCGTCCGAACCATTGTCCGTCACGGCGATGACCGTGTACGGGTCAGTGTGACCAGCCAGAGAAACAAGCTGACCAACTTGGGGAGCCTTGCCAGCGGTGTAACCGTCAACATTGACTTCCTTGGCGTAGCCAGAAGCGTAAGCTGCGGTCAAAGCACAACCGTTGGTCACGGTGACAACAGCAGAGCTAGCAACGTCAGCCGTCAGAGCCGGGGTGATCGTGTAGTCACCGAGGGTGTCGTTCGACACGATGGTGTGGACAGCTTCGCTGCCGTCAATCACAACGTACTCACCAGCAACCCAGTCGGTCGCAGTGATAGCGATGGCAGTGTCGCCTTCGCTGGCAGCAGCGGTCAAAGCGTCGGCAGTGCTATCCACTCCGCTCGCGTTGACGTGAGCCACGTTCTGGTCCATGAAGGAATCGAAGCCGTAGATACGACCGACCGATGCTTCACGCAACGCAGTACCTTGGTCGCCACGCTTGTCGGCTTCGACAACGATTTCGGCACCAAGAGCGGCACGATTGAATCGGCTGGACATAACCAAGTAGCGACCGAACTTCGGTGCCCGGTTATCGTTCAGCTTCTCGTCAGCGTCGAGAATGAAGTCATCGACGTTCAGGCTTGAGACAGCACCGGGCTGACCAACTTGGTTGCTCAACAGTCGGCAAGACTGACCACACAGGACTTGGTCAACCTTCTCGGCGATTTCACGAGCGGCAGGCTCCATGTATCGTTCGAGCAAGTCAGGAAGTGCCTTCGACAGTTCGCCGTCTTTGATGACGAACGAAACGTGAACGTGCTGGTCCAACGGCACAGGGATGTTAGCCGAGATCGCGTCTTGATCCGTCACGTCATCCGCGTCGGTCTTTCGCTTACCAGAGAAGTCAGCCGGACGGCTGGTGTTCACAACGTCGCCTTCGTTGGCGATTACATTCGCGAAGTCACGATGGACCAACTGTGCCATGATGGTGTTCGACATCAGGGTCATCAGTGCTTCACGCGACCAAATCTCAGGGATCAGGGCGTCGTTGTCGTTTGCCTTCGCGATGAAACGGGTCGCAGCGGCGAGGATTGCTTTGAACATAGTTCAGATATTCCTAAAGTAAGGAGATGTTTGTTTGAGTTTACGAAACCCGGTCAAGCCGGTGGACCCGCGTTAGCGGTTAGAACCCGCGTCTGTCCTTGATGCCGTACTGCTTTTTGATAGCGTCACGGTTGGCGAAGTATTCTTCGTCAGTCATCTTGGACGGGTCGATCTTTCGACCAGTCGCGGAAGGGTTCGAGCCTTCACCGATGCCTTTTGCGACGTTGCTGCGAAAGAGGTTGCCGTACTTGTCGGGTTCGTCTTTCATCTGAGCAACCGCATCCGCAACGGGACGTAGCTCAACACTGGTGGTGCCGTCTTCACCAGTTACTTGTACCTCAACACGCGGGACAAGGCGACCGGTCTTTTCGCCATTGCCATCCACCTCTTCCACGATCTTAGTGCGGGGACCAAGGACGGAGATGAACTGTTCAGGATTGTACGCTTCATGTTCGACTGCTGCCGACATAATCGCGTTGTCTCGGGTCTGGGTCTCGAACAAGGACTTGTAATGGTCCCGTTCCCCAGTCGTGCTTTCAAGCGTCTGCTTGAACTGCTCTTGTGCTTTCTTCGCTTCGTACGCGGCTTGCTGCTCGCGTGTGCGGAGTTGCGATTGGAGGGTTTCAAGTTCTCCCTGCAAACTCTGCTTCTCTTGCGACGAGAGACTCTGCGATTGCAGGAGTTGCTCGTATCGCTTCTCTGTGTTTTCGAGTTGTTCGCGGACTTTCTTGTTCCGCTTGACGACGATCTGGTCCACCTGTTCTTGGGTGAAGACCTTGCCGGTCGCCGGGTTTGTGTCTCCCGCTTCTGGGGCGAGTGGTTCGACGCTTCCTGCATCGGGAGAGCCGTCTGCGTCGCCTCCCTCGTTGTCTCGGAAAATCGGACGGGGGAATGCTAAGGCAAAACGAGTCATTTTCATCATGTAACCCTGTGAGGTTTCAGGTACCGCTGGAATTCCCGGGAAAGAGCCCGGTCTCATCTACCACTAACTTATGAAGAAGTCAACCGTTTTTAAGAAAAATCCCCCAATTTTTCTTAAATTATCCCTTTTTCTGGGTGAACGCCGTCGAGACGTGCAGAAATGGGAGAATCAGAGCCCAAGCCGAAGGGCTCGGGATGAGGTTTGCCACGTGATTTTTGGCGGATCGGGCGGTATCGAACTCCGTCCGGACCGGGCCGAACGTCTCCACCTTCACGTTCAGAGCCTCAAAATCAGCTTGTGGATCGCGTCCGCCCAGAAGGGCGTCAGCGATTAGATAAGCTGCCTGCTCAATCGACGTGGGGATACCAGCGGAGCCGCCAATCAAGCAGACAGTCCCATCGTCGAGCGTCCTCGTACGCGGGAATTCGAGATGCTGACTGGAATCGGTTTCCACTCCGATGAAGGAGAACCGGTCAATCAGTTGTTGTGCGTTGTAGAGAGCCTTGGTCTTGTCCAGAGTCGTAGCGTTGTTCCAATCCCACGAGTGGATACGGACCGCGTGGAACAAGTCCCCGCCAGCTACCGAACCATAGTACAGGTCTTCGATGTCGGCTACCTGCGAGTCGGACGAAGCGGGTGCCCCGCCAGCTTGATTGAAGACGTAGCGGTTGTCCGCATCCGTTGGGTACAGACCGGAGTACGTCACGTCTTCCGTCAGAGTTACGGTCGCGGTGCCAGCGTCCCCGGTCGCATTCGCGTACAGGGTGGCACCGGTCGTGTAGATGATGTAGTCAGCCGTCATTATTCTTTCTCGCTATCGCTGCCGGGTGTCGGGGGTTTTGGGCTCTCGTTGGGATTCAACTTCATGGCTTCCGCCTTTTCCTTGTCGGCATCGTTGCCAGTCTTATCCGCTTCTGGTACGCCGCGAGCGGCAAGGTTACCAGCCGCTCCACTTCCACCACCCGGTGTCTGGGCAATGATGGTCGCCGCGAGTCGCTCGGCTCGGTCCTTCTTAGCTTGCTCCACCACTTTCTTTGCATCGTAGCCAAGTGCTTCGGATGCGGTGATGTCGTCAACCAGTCCAGCCTTGTGAGCCTGCATCGTGACTTGCGGGTCACTGAGGATGTACGAGTTGCTATCAATCTTGCGATAGATTTTGTCGATCTCACCTTGTGGCAACTTGCCAGCAATCAAGGTGTCAACGATCATCTTCGCCGTGACCTTCTTCAACTCTTGCGTAGGCATTCGCTCAACCAACTTGAGTGACTGCTCTGCTTCCTCCAAACGCTCCATGTCACTCTTGAGAGTGTAGCGTTCTGG